TCAAGAAGCTGCTCCTTGCACCAAAATCTTGCGCGACTCCTTGCCCATCGGATTCACCGACGACACGTAGACGTTGTGCGTGGCGTGGTCGCTGAGACTGATCTGCGCGCTCGTTCGCGCGATGTCCCCGATGGTCTCCACCAGGTTGCTCTCGGTGTCGAGGTAGATGCGCCACGAGGCCACCCCCTGCAGTTGCACCGGAGCATCCCACGCCACCGTGATGTAGCCGGTCCCCGATTTCACCCGAAGGTTGCGCGGAGGCGACGGCAACACCGTCACGCCGCGCTTCGCCATGATGTCGCCCTGCCTTCTCGACTCGCGATTGACCTCCGGCGTCTTGGGCCAGTTGAATTGCTGGTACGAGCGCATCAGTGCCCTCGCCCCGGCTTGATGTTCGGCATCACGAGGTAAATGCGGCCGTAGGTTTCCAGCGGGAGATGCGGTGGGTCGTTCAAGTCCTGTCCCGAGGTCGCGTGGGTCGCAAGCTGCGCCCTCACGTACACCCGCTTCGCTTCTGGGAACGGCAGAGACACCCGGTACTGGAAGTCGTGCTCTCCCCCGGGCACGGCCTCAAGGCTTGGAGTCAGGTCGGTAAAAGCCGCTGGCGAAGCCGTGTCGAGCGTCATCGCCACGCTCCAGGCCACCGCCCCGTCTCCAAACCACTCCAGATATTCCACCAGCGGACGCTCTTCTCCGGCATTGAGCAGCGCAATCAGGTCGCCGGAAAAACCCGTCTCGGCATCGTCGTACCCGTTGTAAAGCTGGTAGATCTGGCCGTTCTGTGCTCCCGCGTAGAGTTGCGGATGGTCGTTACCGTCGCGCACCGCGGCCAGCGCATAATCGTTGGCCAGTGGCCCGGCGAACTGGTCTTCGTATCCCTGCCCCACCGGGCTGCTCGAATAGCTGTAGGTGAGGTACGAGTCCTTGAGGGTGAAATCGTGAATCACCCGGAACACGTTGCCGTTCGCGTCCTTCGCTTTGATGGCGATTTGGTCAATCACCTTCTGCGGGTCGCGGTAGTACCGCACTTGCACCTGCGACAGGTAGGCGTCGCCGATCTTAGCCAGCAGCGCCGCTTCGTACTCATCCGAAACGACCTGAGGTCCGCTCTGCGACATGCGGACCAGTTGCTTGTTGCCGGAGAGCCAATAGGGGCCGTAGGGCGTGTTGACGAACGCATCCCATCCCGCTGCGCCGCACTGCCAAGTCCCCTCCCAGCCCATCACGCCGCTCAACTCGCTCAGGATGCCCATGTCTTGTAGGCTGAAGACGAACGCTCCGCCGTTGGACTCTCCGATGCAGTTGATTGCCGCGCCTGTCTGCATGGTCTCGACGTTATTCCCCGGCCAGCACTGCGCCGCATCGCCCACGAAGTTATAGTCCTGACTCTGCGCCGCGTCTGTCTCCGACTCTGTCCAGTACACGTAAGGGCTGTTCGGGAGCACGCCCATGAGGCGCGAGCCAACCCGCACAATCTTGTCGAACGCCGGTGGCGGTGAATTGCGAGTCGGGAGTTCTGAGTTTTGGTCTGTCCCGGCGACGTTTACAGTAATGCTCCCCGGAGTGCCGACATACCACGTTGCGGTTCCGGTTTCCGCCGCCCAATTCGACGTTTCGGTAAAGGTCTGGCTCGGGAGCCAGAACAAGCCCTGGTTGGGGTCTTCGCTTGGGCCAGCACACACCACCGTGACGCCGTTCAGCGCTGGATAGCCTGTTAGACCACTCAGCACCACGCTCTGGCCAGAAACAAACGGATTAGGCCCGGTGAACTCCAGCAGTAAAAAGGTTGGATGGGGATGCGCTTGCGGGGTGTGTGTTACCCAGAGTTGCGCTATTGTCGCTTGTGACCCCGTCGCCCCGGTATGCGTGCTCGCGTTCGGAGAGTACAGCCAATTACCAACACTGTCCACGCAGGGGTGAGGAACTTCCCCACCATCATCTGTGCGGCCAATCAGGATGTCCCACTCATCATCCCACCCGCCAGCAGTCGAGCAGTCCGGAAGTCCCGTGATGCTGATGTCGCTGGCAACAGTCGGAACGACGCGGGAGCCGATAGCCACCCGGTTGCTGACATGGTTGGTGACGCGGTTCCAGAGCGCGGCAAAGAACTGATAACCGGCCTGCGCTCCACCCACCGAGGAAGCCGGAACGCCATTGGCGTCTGCCGCCCCAACCACGACAGTCACACCCCCGAAATCAGGGTGTACTAGATTCTGCGGCCTGTGCGGATTCAGAGTTGACGGGTCGGGAAGCCCGCTGTTGCGCATGACGCCGGCATAGTCCACCATCTTGACCTGACTGCCGTTGGCTCCGTGCAGCATATTCTTGGCGAATGCCCACGACCACCGATTCGAGGATGCGATGGCGCTTCCCTTCACGGTAACCGCAGCGACATTGCCATTCGACAGGTCGAGACGGTTGACCGTCGTGCCCTGTCCAAAAACCAGATAGCGGTTGTCATTCAGCAACCGGAAGGAGACAAGCGAGTGGATGGGGGCCGCGTTCACCGGGTTCTGCGTGATGGCGGTATAGCCCCGCCGTAACTGCAGGTGTCCCGAGCGCATGGGGACCCAATTCACGCACCGCAGACTACGGTTCGAGGGCATGTTCAGCGGATTGCTCCGGCTGTCCACCCCGCCGAACTCGTAAAACTCCAGCACCCTTTGGCTCATTGCTCACCTTTAGCTACGAATTGCTTCTTCGAGGGACCCATTTGGGACCGCTCTGCACGGTATGGCCAGGGTTTGCGGCAAAAGAAAAACCGCCCGGAGATGGGCGGTTTCACTTTGTCAAGGTCCGGTCGTTTCGTGTTGCCTATTGCAGCGTCACCAGCACTTGAACTATCCCCGTGCCGTGCGGCAGAGGCTCGAGCGCCTTCCCTACAACCGCACCAAGCATTCGCTTCCGATCGGTGCCTTTCATCGCGTGACCGGGAGTTGAGGAAGTCACTAGCAGATCACCCACATGGATCGGACCATTTTCCGCCGTAACTTTACAGGGCACGATGCCCACGACACCAAGGGGAACTTCGTCGTTCGGGACAGCTTCGTTCAGCTTGCGGTTGGAGCCCAACATCCCGGGCTTGGTGGAATAGATACCTGCCACGAGCGTGGAATAAGGCTGCTGTGCCAGAGCCAAATGGCGGTTGGCGGTTGGGTCTATGACTAGCAAGTCTCCGGCGGCATACTTTGTGCGATCGCCCGTTACTGCCATGGACTCGGCGAAGTCGGCGCCGCTAGCTTGGAACCCTCCGTCGGCATAGACCCTGCCTGTCCCATCCACCCTGAAGACCGTCGTTTCAGGCTGGCCGTATCCGCCCTCCAGGATATTGCCGCCCGCAACATTGGCGAACAGACCGGCGGTTCCATTGGGACTATATGTCTGACCGAAGACCCCAACGGATCCTCCTGTGGCAGCGGTGGCAACTCCAGCCACCCCATAGGTGAAAACGAAATTCGCAGCGGAGGTTAGGCCGCGCACTCCACCGCCTCCAAATCCCGATGCGGAACCATTAAATCGATTTCCAAGCACGCCTATGCCCTGATCGCTTGCGGTCGCACCATAAACACCGAAGCCAGTTCCTGTATTGGCGATTGCGTTTCCGCTGACCCCAGCGCCAAAGCCAGTAGTTCCAGCAAACGCACTCTGACCATACACGCCAGTGCCCCCGTCTGGGGAGGTCGCGGCACCCGATACTCCGTCCCCATTCGGACTGGCGCTACGTCCAAATACCCCGTTGTTGATGCCACTCCTTGCGGTAGAATCTCCCACCACGCCGTTGCCGCTGGTGCTGGCCGTCCTACCAATTACACCCGTAGCATACTGGCTGGTACTGGAGGTCGTTCCCAGGATGCCGAAGTTGTCAGTGCTCTCAACATCCAGTGTTGCTTGCGGATTTGTGGTGTTCACTCCAACGTCACGGCCCGCCTGGAAAATGTTCGAGTTTCCCAACTTATTCTTCTTGATGAACTGTGGAATGAAGTTGGGCGTTCCCCCACCACTGATTTGGTCATCCCCGCTCTTGCTTGGACTCTGAGCCAAGGCCCCAGAAGCGACAGATACGCACAAGATCAGAAGCGAAATCCTGTATTTCATAGAACCTCCTTTAGCTCCAGATTTTCGAGACGAAATGAAGCCCAACTGGCGGGAGGCGGCAAAAGTGTTGTTGTGCCTCTGTATGTAGGGGCCGGATATGAAGCCGGTTCAGTAGAGCCATCGCAAGGGGTGGGAGGGCACGGCTGAATGGGGACAAGTTTACCACCATGAAACATTGTGTCAACGAAAATCACGAAGTCGAGGGAATCGGTTTTCTTGTTAAATGTTCTTAGACCGCGGCCTTGCCTATCTCAGTCAGCTGCGGATTGCTTCTTCCTGGTTCGACCACTCCCTGCCCTGTTCCACGGTGAACTCGCGCCGGAGCGCCGCTTTGTCGCGTGCCTCTTCGTATTCCCCTCGCGCGACCTGGTAGGCCGGCGCCCTTTCGCCAATCACCGCGCGGTAAATCTGCGCTTCCAGTCCCTTCACCAACAGACGGTGCAGGTAGCCCGGAACCAGCGGTATATCGTTGCTGAGATCGTCGAACGCCAGATTCGGCATCGCCCAATACGGAACACGAATCGAGTAGCTTTGGTCGGGCGTCGGACACAGGCGCAAGATGTTCGAACTGCCGGGGTCGATGAAGTAACTTCTCGGCGGTCCCTGCATCGCCTCGTTGTAAATCGCCACTTCCTGCGCTTCCGGGTCGAGTATTGGGTTGAGATTCTTGTAAGAGTGGGTATCGTCTGTCCCCGGAACCCCAAACGCCAGCACGCGGATGATCTGCTCGCAGTCCACCGCTGGAATCGAATTGTCCGCCGCCGCAAGACCGTAGGACGGCACGCCAGGAGTGGTATCGAAGCCAACCGATTTCCGGCGCCAGTACCAGCGATACTCGCCGCAAAAGTCCTGCAACACCGCCACGAACTCAGCGTCGAGGTTCACCTTGCCCTGGGCGATCTTGCCCGTGCGCTGGTCTGCCAGTTGGATGATGCGCTGGCGGCTCATCCCCGCCCGGTCGGTGCGGGTTGTGTCCATCACTGCCATGGTGATGTCCCCTTGGAGCTACTCGTCGAAGGTTGTTACTGGATGGTTTCGCAGTAGCCGAAGATGGGCGTGACCTGCTCAGTGTTGGCGACGTTGAAAGAGAACTTCAACGTCGCCGAGCTACTCAGGTTTTCCGAACTGGTGTTGTAGGTGCCGGACACCGGTGTCGCTCCGCCCTGCTGTAGCGGCATCGTGAGGGCCACCTGCGACGACAGCGAACTTGGAGTGTAGATTTCGATTTCCGCGCGCCCTATGTTCGTCGTACTGGCACCGCTGGTGATGGTCTGCGCTGTGTACGCAGTGCTCCCAAGCTGCCATTGGAACAAGATGGCTACGCTGCCCCCAGAGTTATGGGTCCACCGGACGCTGCACCGCGCACCCTGCCCGACCGCAAACGTGCCCGCGGGAAGCGTGAACGAGTACACGGTCTGATAACCGCTGTTGCCCGTGATCGCACTCCCAACGCTTTGCATGGTGCCCGATATGTTGTGGTGCGCGCCCACATCGCTGGCCGTGACGGTCACGTTGCCGCTCAGGGCGTGCCCGTTGACCGTGGTGGTCTTGGGAACCAGCGAAGTATCGGTGGGGTGAACGTGTCCCTCGCGAGCGAAGTTCGTGCTCGTTCCAGGTGTCGCCGCACCATCCATGAGCGGATTCACCATGCTCGGTGCAACCGCAGACCCATTCAGAACGAGAGCATTGGTATCGACGTTGAGCGAATAGATGTTCGACCAGCGGCAGGACACGGTGGTACTCCCCACCTGGCACACTGTCAGCGGGTTCCCGATGTTCTTCTCCGTCGTGTCGCCGCTCTTCCACGCAGGTATCAGGTCAAACTTCGTCGTGTCGTAGCCCAGGCCCACTCCCAGCCAGCGGTATCCCCAACGCGCCATCAGTTCAGGCGGTGTACCGTAGGCCGCACGATTATGACCCATGATGGCGATACCGCCAGATGCGATAGACAGGTTGTCGCCATTCCCCAACGTAGCCAATAGGGTCTGACTCGCCGTCGTGGCGCCAAAGATTTCGGTCGGTGTCGTTGACTGTTGGCCCTGAATGAACGTACCAGCCCGCAAATTGAAGGCTTGGTTCGCAAATACCGTGCCTTCCGGCTCATAGAGAAACGGCTGCTTGATGTAGCTGTTCGTTGCCGGAACAGTGTATGTACGCACCGTGTCGTTAATGGTGTTGGTGTAGCCCGTGATGTAGAAGCCTTCGAGTTCGAGGATGGCATTGCCCGCACCGATGAACTTGGCGAAGTCGTTTTGTGCAGTACCGAAGGCATACCCGCCGATGATCTTCACATGGTCATTAAAACCCGCGAGGCCGTCCATGAGAATCACGGGGTCATGGTGCAGACTGTCGCCGCAGACACTGGCCTCTCCTTCCGATTTCAGTCCCAAGATGATGAGCGAACCCGCCGCATTCTCTTGCACCGAGACCAGCGAGCCAAAGTTGCAATCCCCGCTCAGGCCGTCGATCTTGGCGACGCCGGCTAAAGCCGTGAAGCGCACGCCGCTGCCATGTTGCGACCTGAACGTGCTGATGTTGGCGATCGCGCTCTGCGTCGCCGAGGCCCCAACGATTTCGATATTGTTGCTGTAGCAGTTCTTCACCAGAAGGTTGGCGATCTTCGCCGTCTCGCCCATATTCTCGACGTGGACACATTCACCCGCCGTCTGATTCGCCCCGTTGATGTTCAGGTTCTCAATCGAACCCCAATGCCACCACTGAGCAGTTCCGCCGATGCCAGTTCCCACGCTAGTGGTAGCGATGATGTCACTTGTCCACCCAGACGCCACGGTAATAACCGTGCCGTGATTCGTAGAGGTACTGGCTCCGAGCAGGTGTCCGCCCTGCTCCACCACAACCGCCGCCGTCACGTTGTTATTGCCATTGTTGTGCGTGACCGACGAGAGGAACTGATAGGACACGGGCGCGAGTTGCACCGTCACCGAGTCGGGAATGTAAAAGCCGGGACCCTGATAGAGGTCAGTGCGGTCGTCGATTACCACTCCCGACACCGTCCCGGTGCCATAGGCCGCGTTGATTGCGGTCTGGATGTCAGGGTACTGACTGACGTAATAGGCGACGCCAGGGTGACTCTTGGGCTGCAAATTGCCGCCCCTTAGGACGAACTGGCTACCGTTGTAGATGTAGGCCCAATCGCCCGTTCCGTCCACCTGCCCATTGTTAGAACTCTTGAATTGCAGTGCTCCAAGCTGACCAATTCCGGTGCTCTGGCCGCGCACCGTCGAATAGTTGCTACTCCCATCCGACACAAACATCACGCTGGAACCCGGAGAGACGCGGAACGTGTAGTTGAAAGTGTCGATGGTTAACGTTAGGTCGCTGCCGTCGCCGATCTGAACATTGACGTAGTACGCTGGAAAGAAGAATTGGGTTTGGTTCGAAATGGTCACGCACTGTCCGGCCGGAGGTAGCGGCGAGGGAAGGGACACCGTTGCGTTATTGCCAGAGCCTGGGTTAACCGGGACAACCTTGCAACCCTTGAAATCGTTGGACGATACGCTGTAGGCAAGTCCCGTCTGCGGATTCAGCGCAAAACCAGCGAGTCCGCCCCCGCCAGGCAGCGTAACGTCAAGGGTCTTGACCGCATTCCCGTAGGTGGTCTGCTCGTAAAAGTGCGACCCCACCGCAGCACAGTAGGTATAGTTGCCGTCCGCGTCCGCCCCGAAGGGGTTGGGCCTCTGCATGGTCAACCCGGAGTCCGCGTAGATGGTCGGCAGCGTCTGGGCGCACGCGGCATCCGCGCACACCTTGACTTTGACGCCGCCCGTGGGCTGGCCGTACTTGTTGATGGCCATGCCGTTCTGGCAGGCGCCCGTGGTCTGCGCTTGGGCGACGAGCCCGGCCAGCATGAGCACCGCTGTGATCAAGAATCGCCTCATTGTCCTCCCCATGCCCGAACCAACTGGGCCTCGTACTCGGCTTTGGCGCTCTCGTACTTGGCTGACTCCTCGCCGAGCGTGTACCGCAAAATGAAAGCCTCAAAGCCCTTCGCCAGGACGCCGTGCAGTTGCGGAGGAACCAAAGGAACCGCAGAGTCTTGCGTAATCGCGTCCACGGGGATGGCCCAATACACCAGCACCATCGGATACACCGCATCTGGAGTAGGCGAGAGGATGAGGCTGGTGTAGTCGCCGAGCGCGCGGAAGTAAGAGTCCGGCCGCTCCGAAGTGTCCATGCTCTGCCGCCTCGCCTGGTCGATCTCCGACACCACCTCGTCCAGCAGGTCGGCATCATCGGGCGCGGTGATGATCTGCACGTTTTCGATGTCATCCACGTCGCAGGCCGAGCCTTGCGTACTTTGGCTTTCCACTGGCAGAGCGTATTTCGGCGTTGTCGCCACCGTGCTGAAGCTGTAAATCTTCTTGCGCCACTCCCAGGCGTGCGACTTGCAAAATTCCTGAATCACGATGAGCAGTTCGGCGTAGAGGTTGAGCACCTTCACGCCGCGCTGTTCCGTCCGGGCTGTAGCGAGAGCAACGATGTCCCCACACGTCACGATTCGCCTCCAGCGGCCTTCGCCTGTTCCTCCTCCATCAATTCCTGCTTGTAGATAAGGAAATCCGTGACGCTGTAGCCGTAATCGCCGTGGTGTTTGGGCTGCACCGCGGTGTCACAGAACACGGGAATCCCGCAGAATTTCGCCTTGAGGCAGAAGCTGATGTCCTCGCCGTACTCCCCGCGCCCATTCAAGGCCGGCAGACATTGGAACCAGCATGCGTTCTTCCACCAGCGCGGCTCCCGCTTGTCATCGAACTCGACGCGCCGCCGCACCGCGAGAGCCTGTATTTCTGGGGTGTCCCCGTACAACCGCTTCTCGTAGCCGCACGACAGGTAGAACTCTCCGACCTCATCGAGCGCCTTGCGCGAAACCAGCATCATGCCCGTTCCGATGCCGTCGATCTGGAGCAGTTCGTTGCGCTTCCAGTGCAGGCGCGACTTGAAATCGCCCGTCATATCGTCGAACTCCCGCAAGGTGACATTCGGAGGGTCGGTGCGAACCGTGCAGAGCGCCCCCACGATGTCCTTCTCATGCGAGAGAAGCCGGACGAGCGAGTCCGGGCCTGGCTCAATGTCGTCGTCAATGAACAGAACGTGCGTCCATGGCGTTCCGCTCTCCCGGTAGAGTTCGGCCACCATTTCGTTGCGCACCCAATGCACCAGAGAGTGCCCATAGACGATGACGCTGTGGATCGCCACACCGGCCTCCCGCGACGCGCACAGCATCTTCTCCATCGCCTTCTCGCAGTCGCGCTTGACGTTATCGAGGCTCGGAATGAGCACCGCTACGCACGCGCCATGCTTGGGCGGAATGACGCGGAAGCCGAGCTTGCGCAGCAGTACCTCGCGCCCATCGGGGTCGCGCACCATGCGGTCGATCTGGCGCTCCCAATTCTGGATTCTGTCGTCTGTCATGGAAGTATCAGTCCCGCCGCTTCTGCGCCCATCAATCGCTCCGCCATCTCGAACTGAGCGCGAAAACCGCTGACCCTGGCCTCAATCTCCGCAGGGGTAAGTGGCCGCAGGTTGCGTTCTCGGGCGAACTCCCGTTTGCGCGCAATAGCTTCCTGTTCCTCGGCCTTCGCCACCGGAGCGTCGGCGACGAGCTGCTCGAACTCCCCTTTCGCCCAATCCTTCACAATAGGGACGCGCTCTCCGTCTTCAAACTCCAGCGTGTCGTAGTGCTCTGGGTAGGCGACGTGGTACGGGGTGAACTCCAGCGTCGGCTCGTTCGAAGGAAGTTCAGGGTGACACGCGGAGCATTCGTCCTTCGGCTCCCGCAGCGGCACCCCGCTTTTGTCCGTATAAATAATGATGAGGCGCGAAGGATTCTCCGCGCCGCACGATCGGCAGCGGTTCATGACGGCTGCCCGTTCGCCTTCTGCGGCGCCGGAGCGTTCTTCGCCGCCACCTGCTTCTGCAGTTCCTGAACCTGCGCAAGCAGTTCGTTGTTTTGCTTCTCCAGGCGCTCGTTCTTGCGCTTGTTCTGTTCCTCCCGCTCCTTGGAGGTGAGGTGCGTTTCGACCCACACCTCGTAGGACACGCAGCCGGGATACTGGTCGAGGAATTCCTGCTGCTCGGGGTCGGCGGTCTGGAAGCTGCCTCGCGCGAACGAGATCACCTTGCGGACATGGTTCATCACGCCTTCGCCGCTGACGGGGCCGTAATGGACGTCGAGTCCCTCGGTCTTGACGTAGTAGGTCTTGAGTTCGACCGTGTGACGGCTGCCGTCATCGCACGTCCACTTGCCGGATGAAAAGTCCCCGCCGCAGCGAGTACACGTCCAGTCCCGCAATCCTTCGGGCTTTCCTTTTGCCATATTGCTCACCTCAAAACAAAGGGCAGGCCGAAGCCTGCCCCTCCAGGTTGGTCACGCAGCCGCCAGCTAAGCGAACGCGGTGGCGTTGTAGCCGCGGGCGTGTTTCTTCTCGTGGCGCACCTGCCACCCCACCATCGAGCGGTACTCGTCCACCGTCCGGGCGCTGCCGTCCTGAACGACGTTCTCGTACAGCTTGGTGTTGAGGTTCTTGCCGTTCCCCGCCAGGTAGCGGTAGGTCACGGAGGGCAGGTCGATGAGGTACAACTCATCGTCGAAGCCCGCCGCACCCGCAATGCCCGCTTCCATACGGAAGTTATTGGCAATCATGTAGGTGCCGTGATTGGTGACGATCTTCTTGATGGTCACTCCGAACACGTCGTCCTGCACGTTGGTGAGAATCTTGTTGGCGCTGAAATAGTCGAACGCCGACAGGATCGTGGGGCCGGCCATGCACAGCTTCTGCTTTTCGCCGTACCGGAAGCCCTTTTCACCGAACTTCAGCATCGAGGTGTACGTCAGAGTGGTCGAGAAGTCCGTGATGTTGGTTGCGATGGTCGCCTTGACGCCCTGCGTCGCCCACCGGGAGCCCGTCGCCTCCAAGTCTTCGTAGCCCTGGCCCCAAAGGCCGGCCGCTTCGATTTCCGAGCGGTGACGCACCAGCGCGACGCCGCGCTGATAGTTTCGCTCGCCCTCGGGAGTGGCGAACGCCTCCGTCGCTTCCATGATCTCCGTCGTCTTGATCGGAGTACGGAAGTATTGGCACCAGGACTTCTTCGGGACTTTCTGGGTCGTGCGAACGGTCGGAACGGCCGCACCTTCCACGCACGCCTGCCCCAGGATGCGGAGCGAGGAAGTCGCGCTGATGGTGTCGGCGGTGGTCGCTCCGCCAATCGCACGGGTGATGTTGAGCGTGTTGCCGTTGACCGCCGTGACCAGGATGATCTCCTCAATCGCCGAGATCCCGGCGCCCGTCGCCTTCGGCACGATGACCAGATCATCAACGGCGAAAATCGTGCCGTCCACGACCACAATCTGCGTCGCGTTGGAGGCGTAATTCGTGGTGCCGTTGTTGACCTGGCCCCACAGCGGAGCTTCTGCGTCCTCGAACCACTCAAACTTCGGAGTGACCGAGGCCGCGCGCTTCTTGGCTTGGTTCGTGAGGACCCACAGGGGAGCCGCATCCGGCTCCAGCTTCAACATGGACTCGTCCACGTCACGCTTGAGCGTGGTTTCCTGCGAGGCGTTATAGACAGCGCGAGTGGTCTGAATCAAAGACATAGCATCCTCTCTTTCAACAGTCTCGCCCGCGCCTTACGACGACCTTACTTCTTGGCGAACACGTTCCCATTCCGCGCGTTGTAGGCCGCGATAATGGAAGCGTTGATGTCGTTTTCAGGTTGGGCAAACTGTCCTCTGGACTGACCCGATCCCAGCGCCTGACCCGCCCGGCGAGTTTCGTTCGCCTTGCGCTCCAGTTTCTTGCCCGTTTCCACCGCTTCTGCCACCACGGCAGGGTTGACCTTCTGGCCCGTCATGAGCTTCGCCAGTACCGCGTAACGCGCCCGTGTTTGCTCCCGGAACGGCAGCACGCGCCCCGCCTTGTCGCGGAACACCATGCCATCGAATCCTGGAATCTGTTTCGCCGCCTGGCGAATTGCCGTCCGAAACTCTTTCGAGCCATAGTCCGGCAAGTCCGCGTACAGCGGTTGGCCGTTCTCCCCCTGTGTGTTGCGAACCTCGTCCCACTCCTCCGCGTAAGCCACGCGCTCGTACATGCGTGCGATGCCCGGAAATGCCTGCTCCATAACTGCCGGAAGGAAGCGAGGCATCGTGGTGAGCATGAGATCGACTGCGCCCGTCGCCAAGACCCTCCCCACCTGCGGGGCCTTCTCGACGACAGCCTTCATTTCGGGGTCGTTTACGTCCACGCTCAACGCCTGCAGCACGTTCATGCCGAGTTCGTTGAACGCCACGGGGTCGCAAGTCTGATTGACGATGTTCTCGACCTGCGAGTAATACTGCTTCCGCTGCTCAGCGGGGTCGGTTGGGGTCTGCGGTGCGTCGGCCTCAGCCTCGTCGGTTTCGAGGGTGGGTCCCTCTCCTTCGTCGCTCTGACCGTCGCGCATCTTGGCAAGGAAGATGTCGCTGTTGATCTTGTCGTGCAGGAGTTGCCGCAGTTGAGGGTTCTGCTCAATCTGCTCCTGCGTGTAGCCGTAGCGTTTGGCGTACCGCGCAATGGCATCGTCAGGAAAGACCTTTTGCTGCTCGTCGGGGAGCCAGTTTGGGTCGTCCTGTTCGTCGCCCTCCGGTGTTGCCGGAGCCGCTTCGGTTTGGGCGTCCGTTCCGTCAGTCTCGGTGGCTACGCTGGTTTCGGGATCTTCCGCAGTCACTTCGATTGCCGGCCGGACGCCGAGGAAACTGGAATGTCTTTCCAGTTCGCTGGTCGCCTCGGATGAGGCAGTGGTGGTCGCTGCCGGTTGCGGTGGGTTCGCAACCTGCTCAGTTGTTTCCACGTTGTGCTCCTTATTATTCTCAGCAGTGGGTCTGCCGAGATTCGGCGGTGGGTCCGCCAGAACTCGGGTGTTGCGACGGGAACGCTAACCCGCGGCGTTGCTTCCCTAAGACGAACGAAGATGAATCACTCTGGATAAAGGAAGAAGAGAGCCACTACTTCTGACTGGTAAAGAACTCCTCTGTGGCGAAGGCTCTCCAGATTAACAACTGAGTATCGGCGTATCGCGGATCGATCGCGCACATGATACCGGGCAAACCAGTGAAGCGTCACTGATTAGGGCTTCTCAGACACGTAGTTATATGCCCCGTCATTCATCTCTAGGCGCTCGACCCGATTGTGCACGTCCACGTTCCAAAAAATGGACCATTCCTTTACTCCTGGTGCACCCAAGATACTCGAAGGGCTTGCAAACTCAGGACCCCATGACATGTACGAGTAGTCAGATGAAATAGACTGAACCGAGGCCCCAAGTTCATTCGCCTTCGCCATCACAACACCATTCGAGTCTCCTAGATGGAGACCATGTATTGTCCCTTGGAACGGCGGCATAACGCTTACCTTGATTACCCTGGAGTCACGCCAGTTCGAGAGCGGAGAGTCCAGCACTGTGGTTACGGTTAACCCCGCCGGATACGAATAGTGACAATCGGCTGGAAAATGTTTGAGGTTTCGTGGTTGAGCGCAATCTTGGTCTGCTGAGGAGAAGATTTGCTTTGGGTCCTTTCCCAGGGCGGCGGTTATTGAGCTGAGCCTCAACCAAGGGGAGGGGGTATCCAATGCCAGTTCGAGTGTGGCAGTCTTTGCAACGTCTTCTTTACTGTCTCCGCCAAAAAAGAAAAGGAATATGACGAGCCCAACAAGCAGGACCATAAAGAAAAGCCCGCACCCTGCAACGAAGTTACCGGTCTTTGAAATTTTCGCCCTAGCCATAGAAGTCTTCGCGACGACAATAGTAGCCCGTCCAGCCCGATTGCGGCACTGTAGACTTTCGTTCCTCTTGTTTTTGGAATCTAATTCTGAGACCCGCGGACAGGCTTTTACAGGGGCATCCTGACAGGGCAATCCATCAAAGGTCCAGCAGCTCCTGCATGAACGTCTCATACGCCTGCGCTTTGGCCGCATAATCCGCCGCCACTTCAGGGTCGCGCGGTACGTGCGCCATCGCCTGCGCGCAGGCCCGGCGGCACTCGTCAGCCTTCATCTCGCAGAACTTCTCCAGCAACGCCCTGAGGTGTGTGCTGTCCTTCAGGTCTTCCAACACATGCCGTTCCAGATCGGAGAAGTCCATCACGCGCCTTGCCCTGCCGCCGCGAGCTTTTGCTGGCCCGCGTCCGTCTGTTCGGCCGCCGATAGCAAGTTGCTCGCGTGGTCGGCCGCCTGGGACAACTTCCCTACCGCGTTGATCGTCGCCTCGTGCTTGAGTTCCTGGCTCGGTTGCAGCCCCAACATCGGCAGGATTTGGTTCTGCACGTCCTCCGGCAGGTTGTCGAAGGGCATCGACAGCGAGATATTGATCTTCGCTGGTGGAGGCCCGGGATTCGGATTCTCGGGCTTGATGTAACTGTCCGGGTCGCCAATCCCGCGAATCGTGCCCAGATGGAACCGCACCACCTTGCGGATGTCGATCACGTCCGGCGCCGAGAGTGCCACTTGCTCCAGATCGTTCGCCGCCGCCCTCCGCAGATCATCGTCTACCGCGAGGTACGAGCCGGCCTCAGCTTCCACCTGGAAGTCCTCTTGAATCTCCAGCGGATTGACGCGGATGGCAGCGGTCTTACCGTACCCGCTCGACAACACCCACTGCTCCGGCTGCATCACCGTAGGGTCGAAGTTGATGCCGCGCTCCGCCAGTTCCTGCGGGTCCATCTGCGACAGCATCTTCCGCAGTTCGGGCGACCAGTAGCGCGACTCAATCTCCCAATCGTCCGACGCTGCCTGCTGGATCATCCAGAGCTTCTTCTGGCCGAGTTCGCGAAGGTAGATGTTGCGCCCGTCGATCTTGAACTGCAGCAGTGCGTCATACGCCTTCGCCGCCAGCATCGAGGTGGTCGCCGTCTTGCCGGCTTGCGGATTCATCGAAGTGCCGGACTCGACACTATTCAGCGACGGCTCTGCGATGCCCAGAATGCGCCACAACTCCGCACTCCGCTCGAACGCTCCGCTCGGCAGCGGAGGCTCGTTCAGGAATTGGAAGTTCTTGATGTCCTTCACCCGCAGTTCGCGCCAATTCCCGCGGTTCGTGGCCTCGTCGGCAACATCCTCCTTCCCCTGTACCAGCAGGAACTTCTTGAGCAAGCTGGTGATGTAGTCGAAGTTCTGCCCATACGTGTAGTTGAGCAGCATGTGGATGTAGCGCAGCAGCCGGGGCGTCGAGTCGCCCACCAGCGAGATCAAATCAGGCAGCGGGACGAACTCCGTGTAAACGTACTTCCCATAAAGCTCCCACGGATACGGCATCCTGCCGAGGGGCTTGTCGCGCAGGTGCTCACTCACCCACGTTACCCACATGCGGCCATCGTCGCCCTGCTCGTGGCACTCCAGAATGTCGAACCGCTTGCGGGGCAAGAGCCTCCGATTCATGTACGGAGTGCTCTTTCCAATCACGTCGCGGAACATCTGCCGCAGATTGGAAACCTTCGCGTCCTCTTGCTCCGGCCCGGGGTTCAGGTCGAGAAGCTCCTGGCAGGCTTTCGGGTCGAACGCATTGATTGCCTGTCCGCTGTCGTCCCGGTACGTGACCTTCTGCATCTTCTCCAGCCAGAGGTCGTTTTCGGTGTAGGACTCGACGATATAGGAGGAATCGTCGAGGTACAGGATGCCAGGCTCGAAAAACAGGTCGCCAACGAACAGCGATTTCACCGTTGGGCCTTCGTACTGCTTCACCTTCTGGGGCACGATGATCTCGTTGCCGCCCTTCCCGAGGAACTGCGTAATCTCGTCGTCGCTCATGTCCGGCCCGAGCGTATCCACCGCGCTCTGAATCTCCTCCTCGGGAGCGCCTTGCGCCGCCATCACCGAGCGCCTGTCTCGGAAAATGACCTGGTTGCCCTTCATCAACGCCTGCCGATAGACGCGAGTGGCCGCGATGGTGTTCCACCACAGCTTTCCCTGGCCGAAGCCGAACGCCTCTGCCATCATCACCACACGCCGATCATCCCGCGCCTCGTTCGAACGGTCGTACTGCTGCCCCGCCTGAGCGCTCAGCGCCTCGGCAATCAGCGGGTTGCTGCCACCGATGTAGCGCAGGGTGTACGGCTGCGCGGTCATCCGGGCAGCGTTGCGCCGGAACATCATGTTCAGGTCGGGCATAGCCACGGCGGTGCGTTGCTTGTCCTCTACTTCCCTGCCGTTGGCATCCAGCTTCTTGAACGGCTCCACACGGCACTTGATCGCGCGATACGTCTCCACCAGCTCGTCGTAATAGTTCGCCACCATCCAGTCGCGGGACTGGTTCCTGCGCTCAATGATGTCGGTCACCGTGGCATCGACGGGAGTTGTCCCGTCGTTTACCTTGGCGTCCTGCGTGTCCGTGTTGGAGCCGTCGTAGGAAGTGTCCATGCTTTGAAGGGGCACGGCTTCAGAAGCCTGCCGATAGAGTCGAACTGGTGGTAGAGCTGGCCTTCAGGCCTGCGTTCACGCGCGTTTGTTTTGAAGGGGCACGGCTTTAGCCGTGCCGATACTCGGCATTTAAAAGAGGGGCTTTAGCCCCTAAGGTCAATACGCGATTCCGGGCGTCGCCTGCCTGAATCCTTCCGTTGCTCCGCGTGGCGGAACGTAAGTCGGATTCGCCATGCAGAGGTAGCGCAGGTTGTCCGTCATGTGCTTGCGCACGTCCACTGGCTCTCCCGTTGGGTCCATGCGTTCCACCTGCAGAGGCGAAAGCGTCTGCCTCCGCACCGTGTCGAGTTCGTAGATCAACTCCGGGCAGCGGTCTTCGAAGATGTGCAAGCGGCTGCTCTTGCGGAAGCCATCGACGCCGTCGTCCACCTCGCGCGGCAGCAGGTACTCGTTGACGCAATCCTCGCCCACGCCGCGGTCTTTCTTCGCATCCTTGAAGCGCAACTCCCAATCGACGTCCAGTTCCTCGGCCAACTCACGCGCCTTCTGCTCGAAGCGTTGCTGGAAGTTCGGCTGCTCCGGGTCGTCCGAAGTGCCCTTGCCGAAGGCCCGCACCGCGTAGTCAATCTCGCGCTCGTAAACCGCCTCGTCAAACCGCTCGCCGTTGTACTCGTTCTGCGGGTTCTCCTTCGATTCCAGGTAATAGATCGTCTCGACGTAGTGCCGAATCCGGTAGCGGTTATCGTCCGCCGGACACGGGCCGGGCTTGCCGTAAGCCCTCGACGGCCACAACTCGCGGTAAATCCACAGGTCGCCCCACGGGTCAACCGCTCCCCACAGACAGGCGTGCGGAACCGCCGGATGCGGGTCAATCGAGAAGTACCGCGTCCAGCTCGGCGGAATCGGAAACGACTGACACAGCGTCGCCTCCTTATCGAGGTGATAGACCTTCTGACCCTGCGTAGCGCCGAAGTCGATCTCGTACTCTTGCAGGTACATCTCCTTCTTGGTCATGCCCCGGTACTGCGCCAGCGCCCAAGGCGACAGTGCCAGCCCGAGTTCGGGCACCACCGTCTTTTCCCCGTTGCCCTTGTCGGGGTCGGCGGAATAGTGCAGGAACACCAACTTGATGCCATGCGGGTTCGTCCGCACGGCAACGCCGGGATGAGGAAATTCCGTCTGTGAGTTGCTCACTGAAGTGTTACTCAGGTTGGCCTTTACGACGCTAGCTGGCGCGAGCGCCTCATTCGGGCCTTCTGCTAGTGCTCAGGAAGCTCGGACGCTTTCATCCTAGATAAACGAGAATCTTCGAGTTCTTGCAAAATTGTCCTCCCACGCGCAAGCTGCTCTTCCGTGAGAGGGAGCTGATCCACGTATTCGGCCCCTGCTTCCACCTGATCAACGATATTGTCGAAGTCGAATCGGGACATCCAGCTCTTTTCCACCAAACACTCAAAGAGGGTACGACAATTACCTCTCGGCTCATCACCTCGATCAAGTACTCGCTTCACAAGCCACAAGCACACGTCCACAATCTGCAAACCAAAACTGATGGAGGATGACCGTACTACCAACGGGCAGTCGAAAGTGGGAAGTACTCTAATATCGGAAATAAGTGACATCGGCCTCTCGTCACCCTTAACCTTCGAGAGGAAGTCGAAGGCCCTTGCAAACGACGGAACGAATTGATTCTGTTCATCGTGGACGAAACTCCCGATCACGTGACCGTGCTCTTCATGTAAATCATGGAGATGATTGAAAAGACCGGCAAACGCCACGAAATTCGGCGAATCGCCCTCTCCAAAAGGATCGAGCACGACGTCAGGATGTTCACTTGCCCAGTTCAACACGTCGGACAGGATTTGAAGGCTCCGCTTGTCGTAGGGACTTCCCGCGACTCGACCAGCAATCGCACGCAACAGGACACTGAACCGTTGTGTATCTCGCGACTCGAAAACGGACCAGAATTCCTTCAAATCATCCAGAGTCAAAAGCTGAACAAAATGCATTAGATTGATCAGCCGTAACTGCCTTATTCCATAGCCGTGCGACGGCATAGCCGCGTTGGCGCCAGAGTCGAACACGAGGTCGAACAGTTTTGAGGCCGCAAGGAACGGTTTGTGTACTCGGCCAAAAGTGAAATGCAGCTTCTTCTCACGAATAAACCAACTGAGGCGGCCACCTATCTTTTCAATTCCTCCGAAGCCAAGCTCAGATCCATGCAGTTCCGTCTTGCCCACCGTATCGAGCAACTCTTTGTGAAATGTCTTGTACTTTGCGTCGACATCTGCGAAGGCGATGAGCGTCCCAGTCCAGAACGTCTCCTGGTCCACGTCGAAAAGCCTCAGTCCAGAATTACCGGACTCGTCGGTGTATGCGTAGCATCTCATTAGGCGGTTCTGCTCTCAATATACCGAAGTCCGCGCCGTGAAATTGACCTCTTGGATGCGAGCCGAGAGACAACGCTACATGCCCCTCGGTCTGCCCCCGAAGTCGCCCATAAAAGCGCTGAGGGCGGGCTTCGTCTTGCCCTTCGGCATGCCCTTCGGGACACCCCTGCCGACCGCGCGCTTCATCAGCCGACTCATTGGCGGTTTCCTCTGCAACTGCACCGGGCCGCGCCTGCTCACGTCGCGCCTCAACCCGCCCGCGATCGCTTCCTGTGCGAGAGATTCCTCCATGGGATTCACCGCCTTCTGGCTGTCGTCCGCGTCGAAGTCCGGAGTGCGCCGCGCGGCATCCATCAGGTCGTCGTCGTCCGGTTCCATCGTGGGCAGGGGCGAGTTGCCGAGTTGAACGTTCGGGGAGAGTCGGCTTTGCAAGTGCGGTTTGAGGTGCTTCGGAGTCCTGGGTGATTTCATGGCGGCTGCCACCCCCTTCATCATGTGTTGGCGCTGTCGCGGATGCTGGAATCCCATGTCGGTCACTCTCCGTAGAAGGCGTCGCGCCTCGGCTTGCGCGTGCCTTTTTTCTTTCCCTTGGGGCGGTACCTCTCGAATGTCTCCGCCAGACGCGCCTCCTCGCCAAGAGCGCCAGGTGCGCCGGATTCCTCCCTGGCATACTCCGCCGTTGACTTTCCGGCAGCCTTAGCCTTCGCGCTAAAGCGGCCAGGATGCTTCACAGCGCCCGCCATCCAGTCAGTCATTACATTGACTCCACCATCGGTGTGAAGTTGGCGTACCCAACGACTTCCTTTAGTTCCATGCCCGGCCCGTGCTTCTCGTACACACAGATCCTGCACGTCCCTCCTACCCGCATCGGCACCACCAGGCGCCCGCCGTCCTTGAGTTGCGCCACCCACGAGGCCATGATCCTCGGCGCCGCGAAGGTCACCAGCACCTCGTCGAACTGCTCGCCGGTATCGTAGGTGCAGCCGTCCGCTTTCACGAGCGTGACGTTGGCTGGCAGCTTGTCCTGCAACAGCCCAGTTGGCGGCTGCACCTCGATGCTTAGAACCTCTTTACACCGCTCGGCGAGAATCGCTGTCTGATAGCCCGAGCCCGTACCAATCTCCAGCACCTTCTCTGCCGGCCCGAGCAGCGACGCCAGCCATAGCGCCATCTCCTCGGTCGGCACCGTGCAGTAAGGCGAAATCACTACCGGATAAGTTGGGTTCGTTCCGTCCGGGGTGAACGCGCGTCGGTCGATCATGCTGGCCTCGACAAAAACGGGGCACAACCCTGAATAAGGTCATGCCCCAGCCTTCGCTCCTCGTCGTCGGTGGTATCTCTATACCGCTGTCGGCATCGCGCCGCACTGGTCTGCAAACCAACCAGGGCCGGCGGACGAAACTGCGATGATCTGCTTGGCTACCGGCTGCACCGTGTCATAGCACTGCTGCGCTTCCGGCAGGAACGATGCTTCGTCCATCATGTAACCGTAGGGGTGGAACAATCGCACCTGGTTCGCGCCCTTCGGAATCCCGAAGATGCACGACCCATTGGAGAGGGTCAGCGACCGCACATTGTCGCCCACGACCTTCACCCGCGACTTCATCCACGGCTCCTGCCGCTGGTACAGAATGCGGCAGTAATTGACCAGCTCGATGGCCTTTTCTTCCTTCTCCGTCTGCAGAATCCACTCGATGTACGGATACCACTGGCACATCCACGCGATGTACCCGCACACCAGCCACGAGGTCATCATCTCGCGGCTCTTGGGGATGAAGATTCGCGGCGACTCCAGGATTTCCCGCAGCACCACCGCGAAGTATTCTTTCACCGGAAAGGGAGCCACCGGAGGCGTTCCCTTCGCCAGCCAATGAAGGTCCTCAGTCGCCGTGTACCTTGTGAGCCACAGTAGGCAGCCGGCGTCGAATGACGCTACCCGCTGTCCCATCTTGCGCCACAGCTTCTCGCGGTAGAAAACCTGTTTGCGGTCACGGCTCACACGGTCTCCGCTTCCTTCCGGTAGGCCTCGTTAAATTCCTCGTCCGTCATGCGCGAAACACTGTCTTCGAGGTTGCCTACCTCGACGCGCTCAACAAACAGCTTCAGGTGCTTCCCCAGCAGCTCGCAGCCCTTGAGAACGTTCGCCGGGTCAAACTTGAACGCGGGAGCCACCTCTCCGCTGGGAGTGGGCACCATCACGGGCTCACCCTTCTTGTCCACTACCGGAGCGGCCTGTTTGCACCGCTCTACTGTTTCCGCGATGTCTTGCAGCACCTTCTCCGCGGTGATCTCGTACCTCTGGATCACGCGCTCTCTTGCTTCCTCCATTCGTTGAGTAACGCGCTGTTCGTTCTTCGCGATAATCGCCGCAACGGTTGGATTCTTGAGGAGGCGGCACGCAGTTTTTGCGGCAGTCTTTGGGCTATATCCGGCCGCAATCGCAGCTCGGGTTCCGTTTCCGTCAGTCAGGTACTCAAGAACGAAGATTCGTTGTCGGTTGCTGAGAGTCGGACTGCCCATTGCTATCCAGTCTGTTGCTGCCCCAGGCGAACGCCACCTTGTTCGTGCCGTAGAACACGCCGCCCACGGCCACGATTAGCCCGGCGACTCCCGCGAGATCAGGGATAGTTCTCGTCTTGACCGTGACGAAGATCACGCAGAAGCAGCACGTGGCAACAATGGCGCCCGAAGCCGACCGGGCAAACGATGGTTGCCCGGTCGGTTCCGAGAGTACGCTGGCGACAAATTTGACGAACTTGCCCGGCCAGGTCAT